ACTCGATCATCTAATACAATATCAGCATCTATAAAACTATCAAAGGCTTGCTTTACTGAAAAATCTTGTCTATCTATAGCCAGAGGAGAATAAATTACATCTACGAAAGTCTTTAGGTTATCCAACCTTTCCGTTCCGCTGGTATATGTGGGAAGTTCTCCTGAGCTAAGGTCTAGGTTGCCGTCAGAAATGCCGGAAACAAAGTTTTGGGGAATAAACTCATTAAAAGAACAAACCTCATAGTTTCTCCAGACGTACTCGGTAAGCCCCTTTACTCCATCAACAGTTTCTAATTGTTTTCCAAGATATAATGGCGTTAAGCTATCTAAAACATACGCTGAGGGGGAATACGAAAGACCTCCAAAACTAGAAGTATTTAAAAAGTAAAACCAGCCTAGAGCATCTACTAAGTAGTTATGTACACTACTAGCGTCAGCGTTCAATGTATAGGCAGAAAGCTCAGACATGTTCTGCTCTATCGTTCCAACATTACCTTCTCTAGGAGGTATAATTTTTGGAAGCAATGTAGAAGATAAATATTCTTTAAAAGAAGAACTAGCGTCAAAATCAGAATAATTGATCCCCAAGGGCAAAAGAATTTTTTCTCGGAAACTTTGAGAAGTAACTAAGGAAAGATTGTTTTGCTTTACAAAATACTGCGATATACCTGAGATATTTCCTAGGTTCTCTGTCTGCGTGCCCGCCACTCCGGACACAGGCAAAACTTGGGAGATATTATTCGCTATCTTAAGGTGAGTGTTTATCACCTCAGATAAAGGATTAATCTCAGTGCCACTTAATTTTAGGTCTTCCTGCTGGTATACGTTAGGTGTCAATAGCTCAAGGAGTTCTACAAAGTTTGTCTTATAGAACTGTCTCGGGTTTTGTGTGTATTTGCTGCTATCGACCATTAGGCTAGGTATTCTACATTAATTATTAAGTTGTTTAGCTGTATAATCTCATTGAAGTCTATTCTAATATCTTGATTCACATTGTCCAAGGTAGAGAACCGTACTTCATCAACTTCAAAAATTTGTCTATTGAGATTAGCGACAATTAAATCTTCACCGAATTCTGTATTATCAATACTTAGGTAGTTTAGGATTTGATTTCTAACCTTTGCCTTGATAGAATCCTCGTTCTGCTTTTGCTCTAAATCTATTCTAATTGTACAAATAAGATCAAGCGTTCTGATCAGACCATCTACGATGACGATATCGTCAGTCATCATTTTCTTTTCATTCATAGCTTCTAGAAGTTGTGTTTTAAAATTACTTGTTGCTCTTTGTAATTGTAAATCACTTGCTTTTTCTAGAACGTATATGTCTATGGTATTCGCTGAGGAGTATGCGTTTCTAGTCGCTGCTGTTGCCTTACCCACAGTCCCAAACGTGCTTATAAATGTATTAGCGAACGCTGAGTAATCCGTAAGAGTTACTAATCTATCTTGTCTTCTATATGTGAGGGGCGCATATTTTTTTGCGTGCTCTATCGTTTCCGCATTAGCTCCCCCGGTGGCTTTACTTGTATTAGTTACTGTTCCTGGGTAATTAGCAGTTAAGTTGGTAGCCGCTACGGAATTAGATATCGCTCTTTTTTCTAAGTTACCTCTAGTTCCTCCTCCCACGCGATACGTTACGAAAAAAGACGCTTCATCTGGTGGAGATATTCCAGCCACACCCGTTCCGAAAACTACGGTTGCATTGTAGAATTCGTCATAAACTACTTCAAATATCCTATCAGAAGCACCAGAGGCAAAGTATATGCTTTCCACTGGAGTATATGCCCCTTTTGAATCTTCTACAGGAGACTCAATATATACTTGGACACTACCCTCAACTACAGGTCCATCCGTCAAAGCTATAGTCTTTTGCCCTTCTGTACTGGCAAACTGTCCAAACTCAGAAACTAAAGCTCCTTCCTGAACAACTAGATTCTCAAAAACATTATTCTCTGACCCCAAACCTTCTGAAGAGGGGGTTAGCGATAGGGATGCTGTGGGTAAGGCTTTGTCAACTAGACCATTAACCACCTTATATAATGTATACGTTGTTTGCGCTCCATCCTCCGGGGAAGCTATGGTGAAAGTTCTCTCTGAGGGACTAATAGTTAGTCCACTTACTCCGGTCAAATCATCAGTAAAAGTTATTTGAGCGTCTGCCGCTGCGGAAAGCGGACCCTTCATTTTAACACCGATAAGCTCAAGAAGTTTTTTTACACTGGCACGCTGCTTGGCGGTGGCGATATAGTTTTCGTTAGCCAACATATCCGCCTTCATAGACATGACTGCTCCTTGGTATGCCGCTAACTCAATAAACATCATACCTAGATCCGATTCCACAAAATACTTATAGTCGTCTGGGTAGACCGCCTTGACATATTGTATAAGGGAGTTTCTAAGAGTTAAGAAATCAGTAGCGGCAAAGTTGATTAAATCAATTCTCCTATTGAGAGCGATAGGAGCGAGCTTCATAAAATCTGAATTTATTGTTCCTGAAAAGTTCATACTATTTTTGCCTCTACATCGAATACTTCTAAATCATCAGTTGACAACTGAACCGAGAGAACTACCCGAATCTGGTTTCCCCCCGCAGCGTCATACTCTCCAGTCTCGAAAACCCCTACTTTGAGCAGCCTAGCCCCAACAATATAGTTAGAGAATGACGTAGATATTGTTTCTTGTATTTCCTGAAAAAGCTGCTCTGTTATAGGCTGAAAAAGATACTTTCTTAGGTTGCAACCATAGTTTGGAAGCATAAGACGTTCGCCACGCTCCGTCCTAAGTAGCTGAGATATCGCCTGTCTAATCATGCTTCGTCCGCTATTTTTTTTAAACAGTCCCCCAGACTCTTTGTTTAAACCCAAAGGAAATGTTAGTCCATAGATTTCCTGCCGCTTCGCTCTAGGAGCTTGCTCCTCGTACCTAGTGGGTCTTACCCCATATCTTTCTATTCTAGTATTAGCAGCCATCAAATTTTAATGTTTTTGAAAAAGCCCCGTTGAGCAGAGAAGTTTTGTTTTACCTCTTTACTATCTAGTGATTTAGAGTAAAATTTTAAGCTTCCAACGTGCCCACGAAGTCCACTAGTTATACCCCCGCGATCTCCACCCATAAAGTTTCCTCTGTAATACATACCATCTGTATAACCTCCCCCCACAATCCAAGGAGTGTAGAATTGATTTAGACGAGGGCCTTGTTGCAGTATCCCCGGAGCGTCCACTGTCGTTCCTGAATACTCGAAGCTATTAGCTTTTTTGAAGTTCGGAAGGGATAGAGATTTTTTAGGCTCTACACCAAAAACATAAGAGATAGCCGATGTAGCCACTAGCTTCCCGTCTGCATACATTCTTATTTCGTCCATCTGCGGATCGCAAGAGATGGCAACATGCACGAACTGAGAGGAAACATTACCAAAATCAGTTGCGCTCAAGTCCACTTTCATCTTATGGAATGTAGGGTAGTCCGCACATTCATCATTATTGATCCAGGAAGCAGAGGATGCGTCTTTTGATATTGTGGGAGCAATAAAAAAGCTAAGAGAAGATAAAGGATCGTTAAGAGCATTATCATTACTATATCCTACTTGGGCGGAAGAAGTAGATAGTTGCGTAATTCTCCTGTCCCTAGTAAATCCACATATCATTCCTCTAACTAATTGCTCTCCTTTATTGTTAGGTAAGTAATCTAAATCTCTCTCTTCACCCATTCGGTCTAGATTGGAAAAACCTTCTTTGATTCCAACATTTTCCGACGCTAGTAGAACCTTGGTTAGCGAAGACGGTCCTCCACTAAGCCACCCAGATTCCGCATCAGTAATATTAGGAACATGAACCCAGCAGTCAACACTAAACCCTGAAGGAGAATAGGTTAGATCTCGATACTCTTTGGTGTCTGGAAGGCGAACAAAACTTCCTAACGCTGAGGCGGAAGCAACATCCGTATTTTTGTTTCTAGTTATTCCTTCTAAGTAAGGTATACCTAAACCAGAAAGAAAAATTGATCTTTTAGATGTTCCAACTAGTTGAGCATTATTGTAAGTATTTTCTGTAGCACAGTTTACCGTCTGAAAATTTGTTGAAGAAGGTAGTTCTAAGTCCGTGTCTAAGAAGTTGTAAATAGAAAACAATCCGTCTGTGGCTACGCTGTCAGTAAGTGAAAGAACTGTAGCATTTGTTTGGTCTGTTGATGACGGTGAATAGATAATGCTGCCCCTTCCTATAGTAGGGACATTTAGGTGTTCATAGCTGAGTGAAGTGGGCTTGGGACTTGACCTAACAAACTTAGGTTGAAGAGGAAGAACAATTCCATCTACCTCAGCTTGCTCAAATATTAGAGCTTTTTGCTTCTGCAAATCAACCTGTAAATTATAATCAGCAAGATAGGAGAAATCGTTTATAGGAACTTCCCCAGGACCATATACTGGCTGGCTTTCTCCCCCATAAATTTGTGGTGCTTTAACCGCTACCTCAATCTGTTTCTTTCTTCTATTAAGCTTATCATTATGATTAGCAATCTCAGAAATAATTAGTTGCTTTTGATTTAGAACAATAGAAGACTCTTCACCAAACTCTTCGATATAGCTTTGCATATCTCCAGATAAATCAAATACTAATTTATCTCTTTGTTGTTTTATAACCTGTAAAAAATGGTCCTGGTCATAATACTCTTGCAAGCCTATGCTATCGTCTACTCGATTAGTGTCAAATATATTATCAGCAAACCTGTTAAGGGAGTTAATATCTACCTGCTGACCTTTTCCTCCTAAGTTAGGATCATAATCATATTTCCAACGATCACCCACGGGAACAATCCCAGAAATGGATGTTATCACAGGATCTAAACCTCCACTTTGGGAATCATAGTACAGGCCATCTTTAGTTAATATATACTGGCCTGTAACTGTTTCTGGTGGTGCGAAAGTTAATCGGAAGATGTCTTCTTCGCCTAGCCCTGGGTCAATAGAGGCAGAGGTGTTTAGCACACCGCTCAAACCAAACTCGCTATCTGATTTAAAGACAGGCTCTAGTAAAGGATTCGCTGCGCGAGCCCTCATGATTGCATTAATCCTATCCTGAAAATCTTGAGCGTTTGCAGCAAAAGTTGATGCCGTCCGGGCCGCAGCTATACCTCCAGCATACCGATTCTCTATCATCTCCCTTCTTTCTTCGGGAGACATTTGACGGGCCGCATAACCAGGATCCTTGGCGTTCATGTAATCGCCAAATTTACCTACACAATCAACAATTGCCTCTACTTGATCTATAGCAGCATTTATATTTTGGTATATTTGTGCTCCAAAGGCGCTTAAACCGTTAACCAAAGCCAGGATTTCCCCGATGGCAGTAAAATCTATACCTAACCAACCATCATCTAACTTAAACTGAAAGGTTCCTGTTTCGGTGTCAAAGGTTATGATACCCAAATCAAATTGAAGAATCCTAAACAGTTTCTGAGTTATTTCGTTTGCTTTAGCTTTTCCTTGTGCAGCGGCCAAGTTCATGGAGATAAGAACAGGCGATGGCAGTAGACTAAGAACATCAGAAGCTAAATTAAGCATACAGCTAGGAACGCCATAAGCCATCCCTAATGCTTGAACTGGTCCAGCGCCTGTCTGTCCCTGTGCGGTAAGAAACGTGTCTATATCAAAAGATGCCATATCAAATCACTCCAAATCCAGCGTAGTCGTCTAAATTATTTATATCAGCAGGGTTAATAAGTATAGGGTATTTAGGTGAGTTAGGAACAGCTAGGCTCGGTGCCGCAAGATTAATTACCCCACCACCGGGATCTATGTTTACTCCTGCCTCTCCTTTTGTCTCAATTGAAGCCCCAAGTGTAGATACTGGACCTAATCCACCATTGATATATACTCCACCAGTCGCATTAAGATCAATTGTTCCTCCAGCGCCCGTGGCATCAAGAACTATGGAGTTAGCCTGTAGCACGATTGCTCCATCTACGCCAGCCGTCCCAATTTTAATCAGTTGCCTCTGACCAAAACTGTTTAAAGTTTCAATGAATATTCTTCCCGTGTATGGAGAGTTGGAAAAAATGTTTACATCCCCTCGATCACTTTGAATGTTTACGTTTCCTGCCGTTGGTAGCTTGGCGTCAGGAACTCCAGCCACACCTCCCCACGGAACACCGTTCGCACTATTAACAATATTTAGCTCTCTTCCACCACCTAAAACTCTAAGCTCCATGTCAGACTCTCTACAAACGTGCAACTGTGGGCCATTACAGTCGATCTCAATAGAGGCTGCGCTTTTCTGTGGGTTATCTTGTGGGTTTTGAGTAAGTTCAATTTTAGCGTTATTACCTGAGTCTATTTTTATTGAGTCAATGCCTGGGCTATCGCTCATCGTTATCTTTTTGTCGTTTGCAGAAGTAAGCTCAGTCTTAACTCCCATCGTAGTAACACCGTCTCGCTCGTCAGATATTTCCAACCCGTGCCCGTGATTACCCCTCAACAGAATTTTGTTTGGGACGTTAGATACCTTAGTAATATCGGGGTCTATCCGGGCAAATGGTGGCGTGCTATCAGGAGAGCTTAAAGGAGCGCCAGCGGGCGCTCCCCCAAAAGGGCCTCCTCCCTCTGGAGGGTTAAGCATCTCCGGCGTTGCTTGTATTTCGGGCTCAAACGTAGAACCTAGATAATACCAACTGTCTCCCCCTCCCGGCTTGCACACTAGTATCTGCGTTCCTACTTCTGGAACCGCAATCATCCCCGCTTTAGCCCCACTACCGTAAGGGCTAACATATTTTACTAACTGCTCACCCTCACAGCCCTCTGAGATTCGGGCCATAAAAGTTCCTTCGTTTCCGCAGCTAGTTCTATCACGAACTTCCGCTAATTTAATTTCCGTCATTTCCATAATTACAAGTTGTCTCCTGGGTAGTAAACCTGATCAGATCCCTCAGATTCCTCAACTAGTCCGCGTTTATAAAGAAGGTCTCTACTGTAGTACCCTGGCCCAAGCGGCTCTGGATCACTAGAAGTTTTATCCCCAGTTGTAGATCTTCTAAGTAGATCTCTATTTTCTTCTAATATGTCCATAGGTAATGGCTGCTGCCCTTCTGGAATTGGTTGAGGTTCTCTGAAACCATCATCAACCTTAACCTCGATAGCTTCAGGAGGCTTCTCTTCCGGTTTAGATTGAGGCTTGGGTTTAACCACTGGTAGTTCCGAGGATTGTTCGGTAGTAGCTTGTTCGGCGCTCTCCCTACTTCTCACCTGCTCTACCTCTTCTGGAGTTGCTATCTCTAAGTTCAACACATCAAAACCTGTCGGCTGACTAAAAGTATTAGTAATTCCTGCTTCTTCATAATCATCGGTCGGTAGTTTTTCGCCGTCCCCTATGGAGTCGAGTAGAGAAAGGTTTCTTCTAGTTAAAACAAATTCTGATTGAACGGTATTCTGGCTAATAGTATGTTTGAATCCTACAATAGCATAAATTCCCGTCAAGAAATTATCGAATCTCGTTCTCCTTCTTTGTCCTATCATAGGTAGACTTTGTGAGAAGACTACGGCGGGGGTCATTATAGTTCCTGTTCGCGTACTTAATGAAAACATAGGCAAGCACTTAATCTGAATCCTTGTTGTTTTCTTGCCTAGTTGGTTAGCCATCTCTGTTAGTAACTGAGCTGGATTAGAGTTCACGGTTTGACCAACTTTAATTTCTAGGGAGTCTCCATCTAGAGAGTCTAATACAGCCTTAACTAATTTAGCTATATCTACCTGCTCTCCTCTTTTTTGGCTTAGTTGATTTTTTAAAGAAGAGTCTACGCTATTTACTATTTTTTCTATTTGTTCTTCTTGAGATACCGTAGATCCAAAATGAGAATATCTGCTAACATTTATTGCATCCACTAACTCGGCTTCAGTCTTTATAACATAGTCTCTAACCCTTACTCCAGCTTTCCCATCAGCATTTAAATAAGAAGCCACCCTATCAACTTGTTTTTTATATCCAGCCTTTAGAATAGACATATAGAGAGCGGTATCATCATATAGCTTTATGTTTAAAACATTCGGATTGGATGTGTTGTGTCTAAATACGGGTATATTCAACTCTTGAATTATGTCTATATTCTCTTTAGATAATATATCATCTACATACCCAAAGGTATCCGGCACTGCGCTTCGAGACCCAAAAGTTCCCCTAGCTTGAGCTTCCTGTTGTACACTCTTTACACTATTTTGATAAGTATGTCCTAACTCTTCAGTATTTCTATAATAAAAGTTTTCTACATTCTGCTCTACACGCGAGTAAGCTGAGTCCTTAGTAAGTTTATCGACCTTCGGTGTGGGGTAAAGAAGCTTACTTATCTCTGCTATATGTCCGACCACATAAGTGGGTTTATCAGGATTAAACTCATTAAATCCATTGAACGTATACTTGTTCTTATTTTCTTTGGACCCCCAGAAATCTAATATAGCTTGGTCAGTCTCTGTGAAGTAAGTAACGTCCATTATAGTCGTTGGACTAAATTTATTTATCTTCTCTAATACCCTCTTCACAGGAGCTAATAAGTCTGGGGTTCCTGCTTCCGAAGCAGTGCATAGCCTAGCATACCAATTGCTACTGATCACATAATCTCGTCTCTGCGCTTCTGTCACCTTAGTAGCCGCCGACATAGAAGCAGCTTGAACAGGTATTACGTCGGGGCCTTTTAATTTAGGAACACCGTAATGCTCTAAACCTATGGAGTTAAGCACGTTTTGTGTAATAATTAGCTGTCGCTTAGATTTAGAAAACTTTTCCGAGTCAAACTTCCCTGAGTAGTCTAACTCTACCTGACTAATATAGTTCTGTAGCATCTTATTTAAATCAGGCAGTAATATAACTATATTAGCTCCATTACTCGCTTTTGCAAAATAAGAATATAGAACATCACATATAAGTTGGTGATAATCAATAGGTTGATATTTTCCACCTGTTGATCCGTAAACTGTTTTACCCTTCTCTATCTCCTCGTATCTAATCCTTTTTGAGGATCCATAACAGGATATTGTATTCCCCAAGGCATTAAAATCTATAGGTTGCTTAAACAGCCCCGTAGTTCCTTGTCTAGCTAAACCTCCTCCTCCCCCAATCATTGTTAGAGTGAACTCCCTTGAACCCTCAGGATCAAAGGTTAGTCCAGTCATAGTCATTTTATGCACGCTGGACCAGGATCTTTGATCAGTTCCTGTTCCGTAAGCTACAAAAATAGGCTTGTTAAGGCTCCTAGACTTTATTACTTCTATCTTTTCTTTGTCTAACGGATCTATAGTTACAGACTCTTTCGCGGCGTCAGTGGCTTCAGTCCGTTTCACTGTGCCCATTTTAGACCTTTCGATTACAGAGGCCAAGCCCCGGTAAATGGATCCGGTAGCCAAATAGTTTAGCTCAAATTTATTCTCCGGGTCTATAAACTTTAACTTTGCTTTTGTGTCAGGTTGATTAAAGCTATGCTCAAAAGAAATAAAATTAGGGTTTCCATAGTTATTGAATAAAAGAATGCCCCTTCTTTGGTAAGGATCAATCTTCTCTATCACGCTCTGAGGAGTACCACCTGTTTTTCCTAAGCTCTGCAATACTTCTTGCAGAACCTTTTTCTCCGAAGATAAGAAAACATTTACTGTGGGTACTTGATTCATTGCTCCGGTATTAAAATCCTATCTCTAACTTTGAATCCTTCGAATGGGTCAGTGACATTATTGACTAGCATTAAAAGCCACCACTTGTCAGGTGTCCCAAGAAAAAGATCCGCTATTAAGTCTGGTCTGTGCTCAAACCCCTTAGGAACATAACCAACTTTATAAGTGTAAGCTCCCTCTAAGTTTTTTATTAGATTATCGAAGTCTTGAGAATGTAAGATCGTAGTGACTGTAGCATTCCTATGACTAAAAGCATTATAGTCCTTAGAGTAAGGACCCCTGTTTTTTCCTAAAGAACTCATTTTAAATACCTAGTACCGTATTTCTTGCGGAGGGCCTGGGGGCACCTGGGTCCATGCTTTGGATAGGATCCGATATTACTGCTTCCCAACCCACAACATTATCTCTTTTTATTGCTTTCGTAGAATCACTATCAAATTTAGAAAAGTCCCCTGCTCTATACTCCTCAAGTGACATAGAGTATTTGATTCTTCTAGGCATCAAAGTTTGTAGGTCGTAGCCAGCGTCCTCAACTGCCTCTACAGAGTAGTCAGTGCAAATACAAGGAATATTATCATATAGTATTCCGTGCTTTAGTCTTATTACTGGAGGACCGTAAACGGGGTTTTGCGCGTTGTTGGTTACGCTTGCCCTAATTATTTGAGTCCAATAAACAACTAAATCAATGACCTTCTCATGCTGCGACACCGCGTCCTGAGTATCAGTTCCCTTACCCAAAAGGTTTATAATAGGTGTGTTATCTCTAAGGGTTTGAACTACACCTAAAGCCAAATCCACTCCCGCGCCTATACCATTTAGGACGGTATTAAGTTCCTCACTAGGCTGTGGTTCATCTCCGGCTAAAAAATTCTTCCTAGCTTCTGCTGCGTAAGCCCGAAGTCCTTTAGAGTCAAGATCATTTACTTGGATACTATTAGTCTCGTAATCAAAAAATCGTTTTCGTTTCAGCTCAGGTACTTCTGAATCAACATATCTCCTGAAGTTCTCTATTGCTTGAGCCCCGTGCTCCTGCAAGATATGAGGAAACGACATGTGAAAATTTAAAGTAAATTTTCTAGATTCTGCTCCAGTATAGGTGTATAGCTGTCCAGGTCTTGATAACAGGTTATACTTTTTAAAGTTAGCTCTTTTCTTCTCCTTTACCTGAATATTTTCAAAAAAAGGTAAAGTTACAATTAAAGGAAAAGTAGAATCATCACTAGGAAATATAAACTCTAACTTAGACCTCGCATCTAATTGTCTACTTCTAATTGGTTTAGCCATAATTATCTATCGGTTAAGGATGCTCCTGCACCTGTAGGTAGTGCTTCTTCGACCACTACAGGATCTCTAAAGGAGTTAGCTGCCATAATTCTAGTATTCTCAACTAACTCCTCCGTAAGAATATCACTAGTAGCCTCTTCTGAGATTACTCTTAAGGTATTATCTAAAGCGTTAAGCGCCATAAGCAGACTCTCTGGATCTTCTTTTCTAACCTGTAGCTCTTCATCAGAGTTATCTGCAATCCGCTCTAGGAGCCCCGTCTGCTTCTTGGTCATGTCTAGGAAATCTGGGTCTATAAGATCAAATGTTAATGCTTTCTTCATAGTCCCTATCTTGAAATCACCCCCAAGGAAACCTAGTAAAGGAGCCACGACATTAACAACAAGCCCATTTAGAACTCTAAAGAGAGTAGCCAGAGGATAGAATATAATCTTAATTAGATTTACAAATCCTTCTAAATTATTAAAGAGTGTAGTAAATACTTTAGAGGCATGATTAAACATAAAAATTCCCATGTTTATAATCTCAACCCCAACATGAACAAGCCTCTTAGCAATGTCATTGATTCCCCCACCACCAAAAGTTGTTTGTATAAAGTCTCTAAATTGGTTTGCTACTTGTTCAGCAATTGGAACTATTTGATGTCCTATAATTTGAAATACCTCAGACAACGCTGGGAAAAGGTCTGTAGCAAAAACTTTTTCAAAAGGAGCCTTTATACTTTTTATAATTACATCTAGCTGCCTAGTAAAGGATGACTGAGAGTCTTCAGGAATCTGTGTCCTCTCATCCAGATTTCTAACAATATTTAAAATGTGCTGTGCTTGCTCTCCAAATACGGACTGAGCGACCGTCATATTAAGCATACTGCCTCTTCCAGCTATGTTCTCTACTTCCGCGAAAGCTTTCTTCATAGCTTTCTCTAGAGCCTTCTCCTGCTGTTTAGGAGTCATACCTGACATAGCTTCTCTATCCTGAGCTATGCCTAGTAAAGCTAACTTGTCAAAAGTCTCAAACGAAGCAGTAGTAAAGAACTGCATGAATGATCTTAGTGAGTCCTGCGCCGCTGGGCCTACTCTTCCTGCTATACTTGCCGTAGCCTCAGCTAATCCACCTAAACCTGCCGTCTGTAGTGCTGGGAGGTTCTGCGCTAATGCATCCACAGACTTGACGATTTTGTCTGCGCTGATGGAGAAGGTCTTGCTAACTTCACTTATAGTCTCAGCTAAGGAAACAGTTTCCTCCCTACTAAGACCTAAAGTAAACTCAAGTTTAGCGAGTGTAGCCGCAGTAGCTTTAAAGTTCTGCCCTAATTGCTGTTGCTCGTTTAAAAGACTTAGTAAGCCTTTCGTATTTCCTTGTAGTCCAACCTGTAAGGAGAGTATACCTAACTGTAGTTGATCACCCAAAGACCCCTGAAGACCATCTAAACTACCTCCTAAAGCCTTAAAACTACCTCCCAAGTCTAAACCTAGGGACAATGACGCCCTTTGTGCTGCCTCGGACTCTTTAGTCAAAGCTTCTAGCTTACCTATGGTTTTACCCATAGTTTCATTTAACTTATCAATTGCAGCGATCAGCATTACTTAATTCTCCTGACAGGACTCTTGATTCTAGTTAGAACATATGTTCTGTAGTTTTCTGTAGGAAGCTCCTTGTTGTTATATAGGCTAGTTAGAGAGGCGGGGGTGTAATCACCGTCCAAAGGCACCTTGAACCCAGTAAACAATCTGTTACCTGTTCTTGCGTCTTTTGTGACTGGAGATACCGCCAGAACAGCGGTCCACCCACCAAAACGATATTTAAAAAATACTAAATCTCCTGGGCGTATTCCCGACCTAGATTTGGGAACCATCTGTATCCTCTGCATACTTTTTATTTGCAGCGAGGAAAATAATATCTTTAATTCGTTTGAAAAAAACTGCATTAGTAACTCTTATATATTAGTATATAGGTACTTAAATTGAGCAAAAACATAGACATTGAGATAGTAGACTTCCTTGACCTGATAAATTATACACTAAGTAATGCCTTTACAGAAAAGTGGAGACATAAGTATAGCGAAAAATTTATAAAGCATTTCCAGCTTAAGCTTCTTGATTCTATGAATCGACAAAAGCCTATAAAGAAGGAAATGCTTTTTAACTATCTTACTAAGAAGTGTAAATACTCACAAGAGCAAGTGCTTAACTTCTTC